TCTAGTAAAAATCGAATCTTCTTTAGACTGAACTTCCATCATATATTCTTGATAGAATTTCTGTGGTTGTCCAGAATCCGAATAAAACTTTTTCTTCCGCTCCATCTCCTTTGCACCAAACCAACTAGGCCATAAAGGAGTCCCATCTGCCTGTACAGCTTTATGTGTAATTACATCCCAACTAAACTTTTCATTCCGTTTTTTAGCTTGTTCATACCCAACAAGTATATTTTGGATGAAAGAATCGAAGTGCACAGGAGTGCCATTGATCCTAAGCTTACCAGTACCAGGTTCAAGGGCAGGGAAAACAACAGCCGTAACAAGATTGCTGATTTTAGCACGAGACTCAGGCGTAATGGTATTATTCTCATCCTCAAAGTCATCCAAGACGATGAGATCGTATCTCTTATGTAACTTAGCTCCTCCTCTAATCCCTGATAAGTTGGATTTACTAATGAGTTTACAACCATTTTTGAGTTCAATATCATCTTCGGTCCATTTTCGTCCTTTTAAACTACCGAAATAATACAAAACTTTCTCATTATATTCCAAATGATATTTAATATAGTCAAGGTTAGGTACGGAAATTTTAGAAGAGGCTGCAACCCAACCATAAAATAATGGCTCTTTTGTAAAACAAAAATCATGCATGATATTACATTTTGTGAGAACTGTCTTTCCATGGCCTCTAGGTAAAATTATTGCTGCCTGCCTTTTTCCTGGATCCGATATTAAATCTGCTACTTGATAATGAAAGAACGGAGTTTCTGATCTCATAAAATCATCTGGAAGAAATAACTTCCCAAATGCTATCATGTCTTTTTTTGCTAATTCTAATGTTTCTTCTTCCTTCGATACATTATGGAGGATGATATTACTCATGATCTTCAGGTAAAGTACTAAAACTTTTCATCTCTCTCATATGATCAGGATATAAATTGTATATCAATCTTTCTTTATCAGAATCTGATAATAAATTATATATCTCTTCACTCGCTATATCATAATTTTCAGTAAGAGATGGTAACCATCCTGAGTTTACAAACATATTATATATAGGAGTATTAGGATGGTATATACCCATACCATGTAATAACCCTTCATGTATTAATGTTTTTGTAAAATCTTCTTCATCAAAAACTTGTTCATCAATCATCCCCTTCCGATCTTTATATTTCCATGTAGTAGGAGATCCAACTAATGCAGTATCAGGAACATCTTCATATTCTCTTGGTATAAGAGATTCGGGATCTCCATGAGCATACTGACCTAAGTTCCAAGCTGAAGTCATATGCATTCCACGCGTTATTGTAGGATTACCAATAAGATACTCTAAACTCTTTAAACCTTCTATAGATTCTAATGCTATTTGCTTTAACTCTTCATCTGTTCTTTCGTCTGTTGAAAACCATTTATCATAATATAATTCAACAGATCCTGGAAGTTCTTCTGCACTAGCTACTCCTTCCAATAAAGGTCCCTCATCTCGCAATAAATCTATCATAATTTGTTCTACTTCTGGATATTGACTAATAATATCGTAAAAAATATCTCCCATTTCAAAATTAGAGTAAGCTGGATTATAATATGCTGATCCAGCAGCACTTTCGTACAGTCCCAAATAAGTTTGTTCATAATTTTGATTTTCAGCCATATATCTATACTATCTTCCTTGTTCGTAACTAATTTTATTATTTATATCATTTGCATAATTAATAACTGTATCACTATCCTTAGGTAATCCAGTATATGTAGAAACAAATTCATGTATATCTCCTCCGGATTGATTTAATATATTCCCAACAACATTTCTTAAAGCCATTAATCCATCAATCTGATTATTAAAATCTAAAGTAACATATGCCTCCCCATTGGACTGAAACTCATCTCCTTGATTAGTCAAATACTCCCCGAAAATTCTTTCTAACTTATTATCTAAAGCCCAATTACCCTTTTTTACTGCTAAAGCACCTGGATTAGCATGTCTTTTGGATCTGTCTCCCTTTTCAAACTTTACTATACTATCAACTATAGCAGTAATTTCTTCAGTCATATGACCATAACCTAATAAAGCATCAACTGTACTCCAATCTAATTTTTTTTGATATGAAGGATCTTCATTTAATTCGTGAGCACTATCATAAAGATCAAAGAATTCATCAGTAAACTCATTATCACTCATTAATTTAAACACACGTTCGTCAATTTTATCCATATTACCACTTTCCTATTGGACACTTAACCGGAGCTAATCTTGTTTTAATTTTCATGAAACAACCACACTTTTCACATCTTGTATATTTTTTTAAAAACTCACACTTACTACATATTCTCATTCTGTCTAATATAATATCTGGATCTGCATGTAAGTAATTACTAAAATGATTAAAAAAACTCATTAATCAAATATATCAAACAAATCTTTAGCTTGTTCTAAAATCCAATCTATTGTATATCTAGGATTTCCTGATACATCTTCTTTAAATTCTTGAATCGCTAACTCTGTATCACCACCATATGTACTATCTATTTTACTAGTATAATATCCATAACTACCTAACGCTTGTTGTGCTTGAACAACCTCTTCTTTGTTATTAGGATTTAATTCAGATAGAAAACTATATAAATCATTTATTATACCAGGATCAACTTCTCCAATTTTTTGTTTTGAAGACGATCTTCTAGCATCATAAACGATACTTTGTGCTTTATCTAATAAACTTGTATCATACTCAGATAAATTCTCATTGCCACCGAATTCTTTAATTACTCTTTGAGCTTCCTCCAGTGTTAATGTAAGATTCTCTGATTCAAGCAATGGATCAATATTAAACTTTTCTCTTTGTTTATTTATATACCAATCTTTCCAACTCATTTACTTTAATTCCTTAGGTCTTTTAACTTCTTCTAAGACTTCATCTCCAAAACCTTTAAATAATGCTCCAGATATTTGTGTTACTCTAGTTTGATTCTTATCTTCAAGATCCATTATATCAGATAGTTTAAACAAAGCTTTTAACCTAGTGTCAGACTTCTCAGCAGTCTCAGCCTCGGACTTAATACCTTTAAGTATATATTCCTCACTAACTCCTAGTTCTTTTAATACTGGTTTTAATTCTTCTTTCATAGCAGTTCTAATCCTTTCAGTTCTTACTAAAGTACCAGACTTCTCTTTAGCATAACCAATGTTATTAGTAGGGTACGCCTTTAAATAAGCTTCCTCCGGCCTTAATCCCTGTGAAATGTATAAGACGAAGACCTGCTCTGCCTTTGTAAGACGCTGGCGGTCTAGTAGAATAGTCTCTGGGCTTTTACTCCCCCCGAATGAGTATATATTAGCCCTTTTAGATGTGTCCATCTTAACACGGGGTCCTATAGGAAATGTGCCAGTACACGTTCCTATGTATTCTCTGACCTTGTCTTTACCTTTAGCTCTGAGCATCTGTCCTCGCCTTAATACCTGTATAACGCAATCATCGTCAGCGATTACCCAATCACCTACATTACCATCTCTCCAATCTCTAGTCGTATTAAGACTTTTTGGAGCTTCGTTTGGTTCGTACACTAGATGAAACTGGTTTCTTATCTTGTACTTTCTCACTGTTCGCCTTATTTATTGCTTCAAGTTGCGATCTAAGTCCTTTAAGATAATCTTCGATATAACCTACTCTCTGCTCTATACCGTCTAACTTCCCACTGACTACCTTAAACTTCTCTCCTAATGTCCATACATCCATTATTCCTCCCGGTTATAAACGAAGGCCAGCGCCAGCTGGCCGTTTGCTAAGTCTTTCCAACAATCTTACCTCGCAAGGCTGATATGGTAACTGTGTCAAAGTAATCCGTAACATCTAACTCTCCTATCATTACTGTATCTGGTTCTTTAGATACCATTTCTTCCTGGATGAATTCACATTGATCATTATCATCAGAATACTCTATAATTAAAGTATATTTTTTCTTATTACTATCACTCATAACAACCTCCTTTCTAACAAATTTATATATAATATATTAATAGTTTTAAAATTTCTAATCAAGAGTTTTTTTTCAGCTGTAAGTCATTGAAAAACAACGACTTAGTTAAAAACCAAAATATCTAAAATAATCTGGTTAAGCAATCCTAACCAAAAGTTTTAAAAATTGTAGCATTTTGATGTGTACCCTTTTAACACTATCAGGGGACTTAACAGAGTTTTTCAAAAGTCTTTTTTGGTTATTTTTGATTTAGTTTTTTTTGGTTTATTTGAATTTTATTAATAAAGGAGATAACAATGCCGGATAATCGTGATAAAGTAAATGTAATGACATCCATAGTCTTACGTAATGGTGTGAAATATGGGAATATTAAATACATGATCAGAGACATGATCTTAGTCGATGATTATGCTATTGATTCAGCTAATCAAGTGAGTACATCTCAAGTACTGCAATCTTACTTAGGTAAGAAACAACCTGCTCCAGCTCCAGTTGATATTAGTGCTATAACTGAAGCAGTTAAAGTAGGTATTCAAGAAGGTGTCAAGCTAGCAACAGTAAGTAAGTAATCAATTGGGGGGTGAAATTCCCCCCTCATTAACTTATTAGACCATTATTATGGTTGATTGTACACATAGTACACATTATACACGGATAAGTATGGTACAACCCACACACCTAGTTCACATGTATCGTGCTTGTCTGTGTTATTTATAGTATAAACTTATACTAAACACTCTTGAAAGGGGGATAGTAACAATGTTTAAAGCAATTCGTAATATCTTAAGTAATTTGTGGTATGTTTTATCAGGTAGTAAAAGAGCAGATGATAAGCTCGAAGAACAATTTATGAGTATTTGGGATAAGAGGATGAAACAAAGAATGGATCCTGAGTTTGATTGGAATACCATGACTCATCCTAATGATTAATTTGGGTAGGTAGCGTCCTTATAGCTACAAGTGGGATATATCCTGCGAATTAGGTGCCTCCTGAGCTAATCTGAGGGGAAACACACAAGTTACTTAGAGTATGGTGATGGTTTCGTTATAAACTGGCTCAATATTTAAATGATTTACCTATTAATCCTCTAAAGCTTACTAAAAGATAATGGATGAAGTAGCCTAATAAGCAGTATTTAACTATGGTAACATAAGTTGAAGCTATCCACGCCATGTGCGTTCAGTTAAGTGGGGAATGATTGTACTATCTTATGATAGTTGGGAAAATATAGTAGGTAATACTGAAGCGGGAGAGT